GCAATTCAAACACCCACTGTCTCCCCAAACAGTGTTCCGCGATTGGAGACCAGACCCCGTACGAAGATGACTATGATTTAGATATAATGATTGGGTTCATATGCAACAAGGCACAAGATAAGACTTCACGTTCATAAGCATCTAACAGTAGGCCTTCTCTCATACAGCAACGAGCGACATGGTGCATATGTAAATCAATCCACTTATGGTTAATGCCTCCTATTACGGACAAAGTATCATTAATGGTAGTCTTACGAACAGTTTCTGTTGGAAGCCAATCAACGCCGAAACTTATATTCCCATCCTCATTCACATTAATTAAATCTCCCGAGTTCATCCATGATAATAAATGTACTAACTCCTGTGTATATACATTAACAATAAAGTGAGAATTTCTTTTAAGAGCTACCGCGTTTGCAATTCTTCTTAAAATATCAAGCTGATAGGCAGATGAGACAGCTGTGCCGTTTACAGCATTCATTATTACAAATATCGCTATATAAATGGTATCATCATCCAACACAATGTTAGCAAAATCGAGAGGATCAAGAATTATCGTAATTCGCTTTGAAGAAAGGTCTGACATTCTAGCTTGTGGATCTTGAACTATATATTCTAGATCATTTGGGCAACATGCGATGTCAGCTAAATCACGACCTCCTATTGACACCATTTTCCTTATTCCAACAGAAATATCGTTTTCGAGAATATAGTCGTAAATAGCTAGGTAGGTGGCAAATTTATGCAGCAAAGTCCACTTAGCTCTATTATGCTCGTGAATAATAGTAGGATTACCTGAAAACTTTCCCAATCCATGTGGTATAGAATCCTTAAGCAAGGAGAGATCAAATCGACAATCAATGCCACGCTCCGTTAATTGTAGTCTGTTAGATGAAGATTTCCCAAATACATAGACAGTATCACTCATCGCATCTCTCATAGTACGTATTTCACGGCAACATTGAGCTAATAAGGTCATAGCGTCATATAATTCATGTATAGGTATTCGCATCTTGAATAGCGTACAAGTATCCAAATCTAAATTATCCAAGTCGATATTTCGAGATATTACAGGTAATTGTGGACTAAGATCCTCAACATCACTTCGCATGTAATCAGAAATTATACTTGAAAAGCTGCTCGTATGATAAACACCAGCTTGCACATTACGAATAGGCGAATTTGAATCATATATTAAGAAACATTCAAGTGTGAAACCATTTTGAAATCCGTTTCGAACAAGCGCCGTTCTAACAGCATTATTATAAGTTTTCCTTATAGCACGTACCATTCGTAGAAGAATAAATTCAGAAGGATAGTTTATCTTTATCGCTCCAACCCCAGATATACGAGTACATTCAGCCACGAGCGCATCGACGAACTCAACATAAGCATTAAAGGATTCAAACCGACTGCGCTCTTGATCTATGTCGCTGATGACAAAAGTAGCATGAATACTTTGCGTAGCATCTAAAGGTAATCTTGTTCTATGCATGTCATTCTGTGCCTCATCACCATAGCCAAACACAGGTCGTCGTCCTTGATATTTATAATGCCAATCGTTTAAAATCTCAACAGCTGGCTCTTTAATTGCGCCAAGAATCGCTAACGTTGTACCTCTAGGTAATACAGCTTTAGTTTCTTCATCAAATGAGACGCCGTATGCCACAAATTTATTGAGCAACGTAATATAAATCATAATTAGTTTTAAGGTAGAATTGTTAAAGCGCTCAACCATGTTAAAGTCTTCCTTCCCTGGCAATAAGTATCCTTCATTAACTATGAATTCTCTATTGGTTGTAGCAAATAATAACAATTGTTCAACTACACTAATAGAAAACTTCACATCAGTATTTGTATTATAGTAATTTAAAGTATTAATAACTGTAGATCTTACATCTGATATAATGCGCAATTTATTATTTAAATGTATTAAGATTCTAGATGTATCATGTATGAATCGTTCTTCTGCGGATCGCTTTAGCGCATCTTCCTCAAAAGAAGTAATCTCATTTGAATAAACTGGATTTTCAACCAAAACTATGATACCATTCGTTAGACGTTTGTTAGTAAGCGCAACATCCATCACTTTAACTGCTGCGTCAGAAATACTTGAACCATATACCGCATCACCCTTTTCAAGTACATAATTACCGACAGGACTCAAATCCCAGCGTATGTATCGTGCATCTTCACTTTTCACAATGGTACTTCTATAATCACTAGTTACAAAGGCAGGTAGGGATTTAATCCATATATAGAAACACGGTACACCTTTTAATATGTAAGCTTCATATGTCTCACGCGTTAAGAAAACATACTTACGATTCTCAGTTACTAACTTAAAAACATCACGATATCTTGGTTCTGGGTTGTTAATGTATTCTTCATACAGCTCTAATAATGCACTCACTTGATTAGGAAAAGAGAAATTAACTTCACCACTTGTTACAGGATAGAGATTCCCTAAGGTTTGTAATTTATAAGCACGTTCGGATCCAGCTAGTACCACGAGCCGTTCTGTTACCCTAGTAATACGCAATCCCTCACCAGAACGCAATCTATGATCTTGTATCCAGTCAGCAATGATATTTCTAGCTATATGCTGATTTTGCGTTTCTTCATTTGTATATACAAACATGTGAGGTATTTTCATATGGAAACTTACATGCATGCACGCTAAACCAAAACCTTCGGCTATACGTTTCATCTCTGTTAACGTTACATCACTCCTAAATATTAATATTTGAATACTTGACAATATCGGCGCAAAGATATTCTCTTGAGGCATTTTAAATATAATATATTTATCCGGTATAGATGCAAATAGCTCATCAAATGAAGAATCCATTCTTTCATCATAAAGTAAGAGCTGTGGATTCTTAGCAATTCTATCTGCCCAATTGGTTCCGTAATCGACATTTCTCGCCATTGTTGATAACATCCAATTATATTTACAATCTCCATCTCCATAAGGTATGATTATGTTAATTGTTCGCAGCAATTCATTCACTTCTCTTAATAACTCTTTTGCTGGTATCTTTTCATGTGGATATAAGCTTGGAAGTTTAAATAGATCACGCTGTCTGTCTAAATTTGTGAGAGGAATGTATCGCCATAAGCCCTTTAGACTTAGATAATGTCTCTTTGAGCGTTCATCATAACGATAGATAAAATCTCCACTACGTAAATCGGTGTCGATAAAGTGTTCAAGTTCGTTCAGGTTAAGCTCTTGTTGCATTCGGTTGTCAATCAGTTCATAAATCACATCAAAGTCGCCGGTAGTAGTCATGGTCACAGGTGTTTTTTAA